CAAAGGTGACACTCTACCAACTGAGCTATTGCGGCGTATTGAGTTTTATTTATATAAAACTTATAAAATTCTTAATTTTTTTACACTCGGTAGTGATAATAACACTACCATCTTTTTTGTCAATAGTTTTTATAGGTTTTGCTTTTAAAGAAGGATACGTTTTTAACAAAATTTTATTGCTCAATACGTTTACTTTAATATTTTCTTTAGCAGGGTCTAAAATGATCCGACAATCTACAGGTCTAACATATATTGTTTTTTTAGATGGTACAACCATAATCTGAGAAACTGTTCGCATTTCTCTTGGTTTAGTTTGTACTCTAAAATTATTCATTTGTAAATTATCATTATTCTTAGAAGCAAGACCATCAATCAAGTCCATTGGATCATTAGCTTCCTTAGCAATTTTTTCTGCCAATTTTAATCTACATACACTACTTTTCCAATTTCTGGTTTGGACTGGATCAATTCCAGGTTGGTATCCAGAAGTCTTTAACCAAACACCATGATTAGTCCTCACGATAGTTTCGGTTAAAGGTATTTCTTTCATAACATGATGATATTCACCCCTGTCATTTTTATCAGATTCAATAAATATCATTGTATCTTTATTAAATACTGCTACATAACCATCAAGTTTATGATTAACAAGATAATCAGCAGCTTCTTGTGGTGTCTTACATTTTAAAGCTTTATGAATAGTTAGTCCGTCTTTGTCGTCCGTCTCGGCCATAAGCGATTCAGTAGAAGATGTGGTAATGATCCCCATACCATATTTATTCATGCCTTCACTATATCCAGTTTGTTCATCATACTGAACTAAAACATTGTCATCAAACTTTCCTGGTTCATCTGGAAAATAAACAGTTGGCGTATAGTCTTGATCTCTATTTTTAGCGACTACCCAACCAACGCCTTTGAAATATTTTCCGATTAGAATACACATAAATGATCTCCTGTTTAGAGATATTTATATTAATCCCGCGTCATATAACATACTTCTTTAACTAGATGTACCAATTCTTCTACAGTAGAAACAATCAGCTTTGAAGTTACATAATCCTCATCCTTATCACGACCACTGATTTCAAGCATGAAACCATTGTCATACATATAAACATTAAAACTATCATTCACTTTCTTAAGTTTATCAGACACTTTAGCCATTATATTATCCTTTTAATTATAAAAATGGTGAACCCTCTGGGACTCGAACCCAGAACCTTCTGATTAAAAGTCAGACGCGCTAACCTGTTGTGCCAAGGGTTCTTATTGAGAGTGGTTCGCCGAGTGTGTTATCAGCGCGAATTTTGGTAGACCGGGAGAGAATCGAACTCTCAGCAAATCGGTAATCTGCCGACCAAAGGGGGTATAAGGCCCTCGCCACCACCAGATGCCAGTCCATATAAAAATTATTTATCTTTTTTTTGAATTTCTTCAATTCTTTTTTGCAGATAAATTTTAGCATAATCATAATATTCTTCATTATACATATTACGGTTGCCAATATAAGCCAATTCATTTTTTAGAACGGTTAATGCTTGCATTTCCACACTAGACATAGCCATATTAAATCCACCGTAGATTCATAATCCTAATTTGTTCATTGGGATGCTTATTCTGTAGATATTGTTGAACTGCAAAATCGCTACTAGCTGTCCTAAGATTGATCTGAGAAGATCCCTGAATTGTGATTCTAGTTGTATTGTGATAATAGTCAACCAAAAATGTTGAACGATCCATAAAAAAATCTCCTAGTTGTGTTTAGAATTTCATTATAAATATATCTAAACATATGTCAATGGGAAAAAATATGACGAACAAAGCCTTTTTATCGCCGTTAAATTTCAAGTTTCAAGTCAAGAAGTTACCAACTTTCGTTGACTATGTCCAGGCATTCAATTTTCCAGGAGTAACGACAGGTGAAACCAGTGGTTTTAAAAATCCGTTTCAAACTATCGTAGTTCCAGGCGAACATATGAAATTTGCAAAAATTAGAGCCACATTTAAAATTGATGCTGATTTAGTTAATTATAGAGAAATATTCGATTGGATCGAAGGTCTAGGAAAACCTACAAATTTTGACCAATATGCAAAAATAGCAAATAATGTGCCAACCAACGGTTTAGGGCCACAAGTTGATGGATCAATAATTATTTTAGATTCCAGCCTAAAACCAAATATCAGATTTGATTTTTTTGATTTATATCCAACACACCTTTCAGGATTTAAATTAGATTATACTTTAGAAGATGTTGAATATATTACGGCTGATGTAGAATTTAGTTATAGACAGTATACTTATACTATGTTACAATAAGTTTTTACAAATCGATAAAGGTTTATATTATGACTATTGATGAAATTTTTGAACAATGGGATAAGGATTCCGAAATTGATCGGACTGAACTTGGTTCCGAAGCACTCAATATTTCCAAATTACATAATAAATATTATAAATTTTATGTCAATGAAAAAATGAAATTGATTCAAATGGAATCAGACTTAAAACAAATATCATCTATTCGACATGATTTTTACAGCGGCGCAATCGATGATGATACGCTACGCGAAATGGGTTGGGTTGAGGAATTTCAAGAAGTTGGTAGAAAAAGAATTCTAAAAACCGAAGTACCTAGATATCTAGAATCGGATAAACTAATCATAGGCAAAATCCTAAGAGTCGCGGCCCAAAAAGAAAAGGTAGCACTTTTAGATTCAATTATCAAGTCCTTTGTTAATCGCGGATTTAATATTAAGGCGGCTGTGGAATGGTCTAAGTTCCAGGTCGGAGCATAATGAGTGATAATTTAACAATTCAAAAATATGATGAATCGTATGTAAAAATTCGTGCCGAGGCATCTATCTTACACGAAATCAGTGATCATTTTACATTTGCTGTTCCTGGTGCAAAATTCTCACCAGCCTATAGAAATAAGGTATGGGATGGAAAAATTCGTCTTTTGAATGTTATGACCGGCTTGATATATGCTGGATTGATTCCATACATTGAAAATTATGCCAAGGAAAGAGGGTATGAAATTTTTTATGATGGAGATTTTTCGGATACAGAATTTTCATTAAAAGAAGCTTCCGATTTTACCAAGTCGTTAAACCTGCCTTATGAAGTCCGAGATTATCAATTAGAATCGTTTGTTCATTCTATAAGAAAATGTAGAACACTTTTATTGTCACCAACTGCTTCCGGCAAATCTTTAATCATTTATTTGATCATAAGATATTATGAAGCAAAAACACTTTTGATTGTGCCAACAATTTCTCTGGTCACTCAAATGGCTTCAGACTTTGTTGAATATGGATACACAAAAAAATGCCATTTAATCACTGCCGGTGTAACAAAAAACACTGAAGAACTAGTAACAATTTCTACATGGCAATCTATTTTTAAAATGCCCAAATCTTGGTTTGATCAATTTGATGTTGTGATTGGTGATGAGGCTCATTTATTCAAAGCCAAATCTTTAGTTAGTATCATGGGAAAAATGGTTGATTGTAAATATAGATTTGGATTGACAGGAACTTTGGATGGAACACAAACTCATGCTTTAGTTCTTCAAGGATTATTTGGTGCTGTAAAAAAAGTTGTTACCACATCAGAATTAATCGAACAAAAACATTTATCCACATTCAACATCAAAAGCATCGTGCTTTCATACCCAGATTATATTAGGAAAGACATTTCAAAAAAGAAATATCAAGAAGAAATTGATTTCATTGTTACGAATGAAGCAAGAAATAAATTCTTAAAAAATTTAGCATTATCCTTAGATGGTAACACATTAGTACTTTTTCAGTATGTAGAAAAACACGGAGAAGTATTATACAAAATGATTAAGGATGCTGCCTCTAGTCGTAACGTATATTATGTTTCGGGCAAAGTACAGGGTGATGATAGAGAACGTATTAGAAAAATTGTAGAGACCGAAACAAATGCAATTATCGTTGCTTCTTCAGGCGTATATTCTACGGGTATAAATATAACGAGTCTCAAGAATCTTATATTTTCTTCTCCCAGTAAATCCCGCATTAAAAACCTACAATCCATTGGACGGGTTCTAAGAAAAAATTCAAATGTAGATACAGCTACATTATATGATATTGCAGATGATTTATCCTGGAAAAGTAATCAAAATTATACACTACAACATTTCAAGGAAAGAATAAAATTATATTCTGAAGAAGAATTTCCTAATAAAATTTATAATGTGAGTTTAAAATTATGATTGATAAACCCATTCTAGTTAGAATTACTACAGGTGATGTTTTTTTAGGCATCTTATTTGAAGAAACAGAATCAGGAATTCTACTTTCAAATCCTGTTAGAGTTGATATAATTGATGATGAAGATTCCCCAACTCCATATATTGGAATTTTTAAATGGGATGATTTTTCTGATGAGAAAGAAGTATACTTTGATAAATTTCATGTTTTATATTACACTTTACCTAGTAAACAACTTCTTGGATATTATGAAAAACATCTATCTCATATAGACACAGCTACTAAGATAACTGATACAGCTAAATCTCCTCAAGAACTTCAAGATCTTATATCAGCAGTCAAGGAACGATTGTTGCTAGCTAATACAGATATTAATTAGGTTTATATATTTTCCTTATAATTATTATACTCAAGATAAAAAACCCTGTCAAGATAAAAAAATCAGTTTGAAAAAAAACTTTACATTAATCCAGAACCATATTATAATATAATTTAGTATGGTTCTAACATAGGTATTTTTAATGGTAGAAAAAAAGAAGCCAATTCATTATGTAAACAATAAAGACTTTTATAAAGCAATGGTAGAATATAAAGCCATGTGTGTTAAAGCCGAGGAAGAAGGAAATCAACAACCAAGAATTCCTAATTACATCGGAACATGCATATATGACATAGCAAATAAACTATCCAATCATAAAAGTTTTGGACTTTATTCATATAAAGATGAGATGATATCGGACGGAATTGAAACTTGTATAGCTAATATAAAAAGTTTCAATCCTGAAAAGTATGACAACCCATTTGCATATTTCACACAAATTTGTTGGCATTCGTTTGTTCAACGAATTCAAAAAGAAAAGAAACAACAATATATCAAGTATAAGTCATTAGAAAATGCAATTCTCTCTAATGATCAACATGTGTTTCAAGATTCTGATGATAGAAATATAAGTGGAAGTGGGTATAACGAAGCAGCAATTCATGTTATTGGTTCTTATGAGGCTTCTGTGCAAAAGAAGAAAGATGACAATAAGCAGAAGAAAGCTTTAGAAAAATTTATGAAAATTGAGGAATCAGATGTTTAATACTTTACCCCCATTAATTCAAGATTGGATTTCCAATCTAAACAATAAGTCAACTCCAAAGCATATTAGATATAATTATTATACTATGCTCAAGAATATCGTTGAAGAAGCCAATAAAGAAATTGCCAAGTTTCAATTAGAACTAGATAGGTAAAAATGAAAATTGCACTTATTACTGATCAACACTTTGGTGTTAGAAATGATTCTATACATTTTCATGAATATTTTTCAAAATTTTATGAAAATGTGTTTTTGCCATATCTTAAAGATAACAATATAGAAACTATAGTAGATTTGGGAGATACCTTCGATAGAAGAAAAATTATAAATTTACATTCTTTATACTTGTGTAAAAAATA